GAAATCCTCGCGAAAACGAATCCCGGCGAAGTTTGCCGGGATTTCGCTTTCTCAGGCATAACCGCGACGTGAGCAAGAAACTGCACAAGCGACTTACGTCTTTGCCCATGCAGCAGCGGGCGGCGAAGGTTGACAGCTTCGACTATGACAAGCGCACGGTCACCTTTGCGCTCACGTCAGAGACGCCAGTGGAGCGGTGGTATGGCGAGGAAATTCTTGACCACTCCGCCGATGCTGTCAACACGAACCGCCTCAAGCGCGGGATTCCGATGCTCTTCAATCACGATCGGAACCAGCAGCTCGGGCGCATTGAGAGCCACGAAATTCGCGACAAAAAGCTGTACGTTACGGCGCGATTCGGTAACTCCCCGCTGGCGCAGGAGAAGCTGAACGACGTTCGCGACGGGATTCTCGTGGATGCGAGCGCGGGCTATATCCCGCATGACTACCAGTACACCGAGGGCCGCGGCGGAAAGCCGGACACGGTGCGGTGGACGAACTGGGAGACGGCGGAAGGGTCGCTCTGCACGGTTCCGGCGGACCCGACGGTGGGCGTTGGACGCGACCTGGATGCCAAGGATGCCCTGAAGTTCCCGGTGCGCTGCCTGAACACGCGCGACGAGGGCGAGGACGACGACGATTGCGGCTGCGAGTGCGCCGCGTGCGCGGACGGCAACCATGCCGACTGCACAACCGAGGATTGCGACTACGGGGATGGCAACCGGGCCGCAGGCAGCAAAACAAAACCGGCGCAAGCCGCAACTGAGGAGCGTATGGATCAGGAACAGCTCAAGCAGGCGAAGGAAGAGGCGGCACGTGCCGAGCGGGAGCGCGTCAGCGAAATCAACGCTCTCCAGCGCGAGCACGGCGACCACTTCACGCGCGAAGCGGCCGAAAAGGCCATCAACAATGGAGCCGGTGTCGACTCCGTTCGTGCTGAGATTTTGAAGACTCAGCGTGAAGCGTCCAAAGCTGCCGAAATTCGTTCGGCTTCCGCTGCGACCGAGACCCGTCCGACGGTCGAGGTTGTTCGCGACGCTGCCGACAAGCGCGAGAAGGGCATCACTGTTGCCCGCTCGATCCGCGCTCTGGCGGCAGGACGCGGCGACTTCGCCAAGGCTGAGAAGTTCGCTCGCGAGGTGCTGAAAGATGACCTCGTGGCCCGTTCGTTCGCTTCTGCGGCGAGCTCGGCGGCGGACGGCGGCTACGCGCTGCAGGGGAACTACTCGGCGGAAATCGTTGAGCTTCTGCGGCCTCGCGCTGTGGTTCGCTCGCTGAATCCGACAATCGTTCCGCTGGACGGAACGTACACGCAGAATCGTCTGCTCGGCGGTGCGTCCGGCGGGTACATCGGCGAGAACCAGGACATCCCGGCGAGCAAGGGTAAGTTCGGCCAGCTCAAGCTGTCGGCGAAGAAGCTGGCATCGCTCGTGCCCATCTCCAACGACCTTCTCCGCCGTTCCGGTGGCGAGTCGGCGGACGCTGCGGTGCGCGACGACCTGATGATCGCCCTGCAAAACGTGGAGGACGTGTCCTTCATCCGCTCGCAGGGATCGCAGTACAGCCCGAAGGGCCTGCGTTACTGGGCTCTGCCGGCGAATGTCATCGCCGCGACGAACGTGACGGGCATGACCGGCGGCACACTCGTGCAGGCGGTGCAGGGTGACATTGGCAAGCTGAAGCTGGCGCTCCGCAAGGCCAACGTTCGCTTCCTGCGGCCCGGCATCATAATGTCGGTCTCGACGGAGTACTTCTTCGAGAACCTGCTCAACGGCCTCGGCTACCCGGTGTTCCGCGATGAGATGTCAAAGGGAACGTTCATGGGGTATCCGTACCGCGTGACCACGCAGATCCCTGAAAACCTCACCGTGGGCGGCGTCGCGAACTCGACGGAGCTGTACTTCGCCGACTTCGCGGACGTCACGATCGGCGACGCGCCGCAGATCGGGATCGAGTTCTCCACCGAGGCCTCGTACATCGACCCGAGCTCCGGCTCGCTCGTCTCGGCCTTCTCGCAGGACCAGACGGTCATGCGGGTGCTGATCGAGCACGACCTCGGCATGCGTCACCAGGAGAGCCTCGCAATCCTGAACGGCGTCGCGTACTTCAACCAGGCGAACGCCTAACCGGGCATAGCCACACGGCCGGCGGTAGCATCCACGCCGGCCTTCCTTCCAATTCGATTTTGAGGTGAGGACACCAGCATGTCGACCTTCGCACAGGCACACAATATTGACGCGTTCATCGGCGCGGCTTCGGCCTCCGATAGCGTGTCCCTTACCGCCGGGGGCACCGGCGACAACACGCAGGTGAACGGCCTCGCGATTGACCGCACCACTGTGCTCGGCAGCCCGCTGTCGGCTTCGTTCATCGCCCGCTACAAGGCGACGCTCGGGCAGGGCAACACGCTTTCGCTGTCCGCGACCGTGCAGACTGCGGACGACTCCGGCTTCACGACCAATGTGAATACGCTCGCGACCTTTACGAAGACGGTTGTGGACACCGGCGGGACCGGTGGCTCAGTCCAGCGCGGCGTATTCCGCCTGCCGGTTGACTTCGCCGGTGCGCAGCAGTTCGTTCGCGTCCAGTTCACGCCGGATCTCTCGGCGGCCAACACGGACACCGCGGAGCTCTCCCTGACCGCAGTGCTCGGCGGGCAGGACAACCTCCCGGCCTAGCGATGGCTTTCGATCCGCTCCAGTCGAACTGTGCGCATTGCGGCGTTGCCGCGGGTGTGGAGTGCGACTGGAGCGGCGATCCTCCAGGCGAGCATCCGCGGTTTCACTCGGACAGGCTCGAGGTGGAGGAGTTCTCGGAGGCGATCGAGCAAGGTCAGGTCGACCCGAAAGAGTGGCACGACGCCGTGTTACGCGCGGCAGAGGATGAGGTATAGAGCGATGGCAAAGGGCGTCAACAAGGTCATTCTTCTCGGCAACATCGGGCGTGATCCCGATATCCGCACGCTGCCGGGCGGCTCGCCGGTGGCGAACCTCTCGCTGGCAACGTCGGAGTTTGTCAAGGATAAGCGCGGCGAGAAGCAGGAGCGGACGGAGTGGCACCGCTGCGTGGCGTTCGGGCGCACGGCCGAGATCATTCGCGACTACGCGGCCAAGGGCTCCAAGGTATTCGTAGAGGGGCGGCTGCAGACGCGCTCGTGGGAGAAGGACGGCGAGAAGCGGTACGCGACGGAGATCATCATCCACCATCTCCAGCTGCTCGACTTCAAGCGCGACGGCGCGCAGCACTCGCGCAGCGAAGAGGCTGGTGAGTATCAGCGCGGCGTGTCCAACGACTACGGGGCTGAGGGCGTGGCGGGCGGAGATGTCCCGTGGTGAGAATCCCTATGATCCCTATGCGTGCATACCTGGTCGTAGGCGTCCTGTTGGGGCTGGCGGCGCTTGTGGGGCTTCGCCATGAGCAGCCGGTAAAGGCGAGCAGCGACTGTCCGGTGCTGAATGCGACTCCGGACGGCATCGGGGGCGCCGTGGTGCAGTTCGACTGTGGAGCGGTGTACGTAACGATTCACGAACCGGTGTGGCCGGCTCCCCCGGCGAACTGAAAGAGAAAAAGCTATGGGTGTGACAAAGTTCTCCCGCCAGGAGATTGCGGACCTGTGCCGCAAGCTCGGACGCACGGTTGGTCCGCTGCCCTCGTCGATCGACGGCGCGCAGCTCCTGTGGGCCATCACGGGCAATGAATCGAGCTTCGGCGCCGACTGTGTGCCGCGGCATGAGCCGGCGTATGACGTTGGCGGCGTGTACTCGCGCGATGCGAGCCAGGCTCATCTGCTGGCGCTGTTTGGGCCGGCGGGAGCGTGCAGCTATGGGCCGATGCAGGTGATGCTGGTGAACGCTCCGCCCTGCACGACGCCGGAGAGCTTTGACGACTGCGAGACGGCGATGCGCGCCGGCGTCTATGCGCTGAACAAGCTGCTGACGCGCTTCCGGCCAGAGAGCGTCACGAAGATCGGCTACTGCTACAACGGCGGCCATATCGCCAACCCGAACGAGGCTGCGCAGGGTTACGGGGAGCGGCTGGCGAACAAGTACACCTGCGCGCCTTTGCCGCCTGCGAATTAGCGCGGAATCGCGCAACGCGGGTACATCGGTGGTGTGGCCATCGGGGAGAACGATACGGCGGTGTTCTTCGGGGACTGGAATTGCATCGTCTTCGGCAGCAACCGCGCGTTCTGCATTCTCAATGCCGATGGCAAGGATTCGGTTTTCGATCACGTCTCGGTGAGCAACGTTGATTACACGGCGATGCTCTCCGCAATTTCCCTCAACCCCATGCCGAAGCCGAAGGATCAGGTGACGGTGGATGGCGTGAACTACGCGGTGCAATCGTCGAGCCCGGCAGATGACGGGGCGATGGTCGAGCTGAAGCTGAGGAAGCTGTGAGCAAGTCGGTTCGCGAACTCGCGTTGTTGGCCATCGTGGAAGCGCTCGGCGCCGATGGCACACCTGCGACCGGCGGCGTCTTCCGCTCGCGGCTGGAGCAGATCGGCGAGGCGGACTTGCCCTGCTTCGATGTCTCACCCAGCGAAGAGAAGATTGACGATCCGGGCGAGTTTGGCGACCACGGCTCGGTGACGCGAAAGCTGACGGTGATGGTACGCGCGCTGATCGATGCGGCGACGCAGGAGCCGGGGCAGACGGCCATCGACGACTCGGGGCTTGATCCGTTCTACGTGTTCGCGGTGCAGCAACTCATTGGCGACGGCGCCGACCTTGGCGGCGTGGTGCTCAACGTGGATGAGATGAGCAACGCGACGGTGTTTCAGCCGTTCGGCCGGGACATCATCGGCCTCCAAATGACTTTTGAAGTTCAATTCGCAACCGTGCGGGGCAACCCGTCACAGAAGGGGTAAACCATGCCTGCACCAGCCTCCACGAAGATTCGTGGTTATGAAGGACAGCTCTACTACCAGATTGGGGCGGGAACCAACACGCTCTGGGCCAACGTCACCGATATCACGGTGGATGTGAAGGCTGACGACCTGGACGCCTCGGACCATGCGACGGTGGGCTGGAAGGACAAAATGTCCGGCCTGAAGGAATGGACCGGCAAGTTCAAGGCGAACTTCATGCAGTCCGGCGTTGACGTTTTGGCGCTGTACGCAGCGCTTACCGGCGCCACGAATCTGGTGCTTGAGTTTCGTCCGCAGGATGTGACGGGCGGTATCCAGTACACCGGCACCTGCGTAATCGTCGACTGGTCGCATGCTGATCCGAACTCCGGTTTGCAGACGGTGGACATCTCCGTCTCCGGGCGCGGCGCTCTGGTGCTCGGCACGGTGACGACTGGCGGGGCAGCCTAAGACGGACCCTGCGGCGCTCTGAGTAAAGCCGAGGCTCCGATGCGAGGATGGGCTACCTCAGACAGAAGCGTGGCGGACACCATCGCCGCAGGAAGAGATGAATGGGACGGGTGGCACCTTTGGGGACGGGGTG